CTTCTTAACGGTCATGATGTTATCATCTCCATAAGTCATAAGCGAAACAACCTCCCGAAACTGGGGGGTGCGCCACCAACCCTCTTCCTTGGCAATCGTGTAATATGCGTAACGCATGTACAACGAATTAACAAGAGAGTTAATAATGACCGTAAGAGGATGACCAGAAGGATTGGAACCAAAAAACTGAACAATGGTTCCAAAATAATCGTACGTCGGGTAAGTAATCTCGGTAGCAATGCCACGCATGATCGTAAGATCACGCTCAGAGTAATTTCCACTCTTCTCAGCGATAGCAATGAGAATCTTGAAGGCGGCAAGCATAAAGCGAGCCGACATGCGAGCATCAAACTTGGCATAATCGCCAGCGATACCACGCTCCCAACCGTACTTGCCGATGTGCTCAAAAATATCCGTCCACTCAGGGGACTGTTGAACAACACCGACAGCACACTCGAACAACTTCTGATTACGTTGCACGAGGGCAGCCAAAGAAAGGAAATACTTGCGAACTAGAAGAATCATAGCAAAATTGCAAGCAGCGAATACACGCACCTTATCTTTGGTGTTCTTGGTAGATTCGTCCTTCAACGAACCCTTAAACATGGCATTAATGCGCTTTCCAGCAGCAAGAATGTCCTCAAGGTGACCGACCTCTCCCCAAAGTTCAGGGGGAGCATCACGGACACAGGAGATTCCACTCACAACACGATCAGACAACTCAACAATGTTGGTCTTAGGACCGGTGTGGGGAAACCCACGCGAAGAAGCGAAGTTAATGGCATTAATGCCCAAAACTCCATCAAGACCAGACAAGTTAGCATCATCAGAGATGATCCTCACCTGGTTAAGCTCCTTCTCACTCAACGCACCAAGAATAGTAGTCGAGTAATCCACAAAGGCTCTGTCGAGCCTTTCCTGGTCGACCTCGTAAACGGTGTCAACCTTCCCAGCAATGTCCACCTCCTTGTGGCGGACATCCGACATGCCTTTCGGCTTGCCATGCTGCTTCTCAATACCCATAATACTGGCTACAGCAGGTGAAATCAACGAAGTCACCACCCTGCTAGTAGGGGTAGAGGAGGACTGGTTGTGCGCGCCGATAACCTTAATCTTGCTTCCAAGTGGGAGATTACGGGTAACGCACTTCTCATGTGGAGCCTTCAAAGGACCCACATCGACATCCTGAATCTTAGTTTCAAAGGGAGTCGAAGAATGAGAAATAAGAACCGAAGGACGTGACATCAACTTCTTCTTGGCCAACAAATAGTCGGACAAGAGAAGAGTGCCAGAACCGCCCAAACGGCCTTTCCCGGCAAGATGAAAACCAACAATATGTTGCTTCTTACCGAGACCAACAAGGACGCCCATACACAGTCCATTGAAGGTATTCACAGGAAAGGAATAATTAGTTCCCTGGAAGAATCCACCACGGTTCGTGATAACACGACCGTATCTGGCAAGAAACTTCTCACTAACTTTAACATTAGCTCCATCATTGAACACCATCTTGCACTCAATGTTCTTGTTGTCACCGACATTAGACTCAGGCAAATAGCCTGTAATGTCCTTCTGGTCTCCCATCTCAGGGAGATACCAGAGGCTCAAATCACCCTTAATCTTCACAGTGGAAGCGGGATCGAGCATAACAACACAATGATTGCCAGCAGGTCTGCGAACAGTAGCCTTCATCGGCTTGTCGGGAACAACATGAGTGGGCAAAACCCACAAGTTGCTCTCGAGCGGAACAAGATTACAAAATTCTCCATCTTCCTTCTCAAGAACGCACTGACGCTTCTTCAAAACATCAATCATGCGATCATAAGAAGTTGTCGCGGCAAGTTCACCACGCTCGACTTCAAACTTGTTCCTGTTCTCACGGACCAATCGTCCAACGTCACCCCACCATGGGGTTTCGTTCTTACGATAATCCTGTTCGTTCTTAACGAAACCTTGGTTATCACCTTCATCTTCGCCACTCTGGTTAACAACCAGAGTCTTGAAGTACAAGGTAGCAGCTGAGCGCAAAATGCGCCAAAGCCACAAACCACCAAGCGCGTACAAAACACGCTTCTTGGTTTCCCAAGAAAGTCCACCAAACCAAACAGATGGTCGGGGACAAGTGGTATAACGAGTAATCATCTCAGCACGCATCTGCATAACCTTCCAATAAAGGAAAGCAAAATAAACGCAGAGCGAAAAGATGAGAACAAAAGCTCCGTACTGAGCACCGTTAAGCTCATAGAACAAGACCATAACAATAACAATTGCGAGGTTAACAGCATACTGCTGCATCACCTCCAAAATGGTCTGACGGTAGTTGAATCCAATAAACAACATTCCAGTGCGGCTAAGGAAAAATTCCCTAAGCCAATCATCGACCTGACTGCAAACTCTCTCCTCGAGAGCAAGATACCAGTCACGTACGACGGCAACACCTGGAAGGCCCATTTGAGAATCAAGTTTCTCGCATGAGCAAAGTTCATCGGGGGCTCCACAATCGGAGCAAATGGGCATCTCAGCGTTAGCAAGCTGTCCAGCAACGAATGCACGCTGCTGAGCATAATGCTCAAGGGCCTCCTCACGGAGGAAATCCAAAAGCTGCTTAATATCGATCCAAGTATCTTCACCAAAGAAGTACTTGTTCTCAAAGCTTTGCGTAACCTTCGACATTTTGGTAGAAGACTCATTAGGACGCACTCTAACCGTATAAGGACGGAATAGAGCATAATCAGGGAACTGATCGTTCGCCATGTGAGCAATCTTAGCACTGTCAAGGCGGGTAGTACCCTCCTTGCAATACTCCGGACGGACTTTCTGTTCAATATGAACATTAAACCGACGGTGAATTGCCTCGGGTTCAACAACCCAAGAAGCGGCATTCAAATGAGCAACGTTGGTAGTGGCGGTAACCACACGAGGGTCAAGCAAAATTTGACCCTTCTTATCAGCCTCTGCTACAGTAGCAGGCATGGGCTGATTGTTACACAACATAATAATCTTCTCCAAAGGATTTTCGGTAGCCTTGTCAGGCACCGTCTGGCAAATATCATCAATCCTGATGATAGTGTGGAAAGTGGCAATTCCCGACATAAACTTATCCTGTTCATTCAAGGAAAAGCAGTTCTCGGGAGAATTGTCGTATCCACCAACACCTGCAACATAACGCCCAATGGCGCTAGCGATGCAAGTTTTGCCAACACCGGCACCGCCGGTGAAAAGTGCAGCAAAAGGGGCCTCACGAAGAGTACCCTTCTTTTGCTTGCAACGTCCAACAACAACCTTACGCAGATTAAGGAGGCGAGAACTATAATAAGTCCTCTCTCCATCCTTGCAAGATTTGAGCTTTTCAATGCAATGGTTAATGCAATTGTCAAGCTCCCTGTCAAACTCGGGAAAATCAAGTGTGCCGGTACGACCGACATCAATAAGTGGCCACTCCGAAACAATGCGCGTATACATATCTTCAAACGCGCTCTTCGGAACATCGTTCCAAAACGCAGAAATCTTTCCAGTCTCAATAAATTCTACAAAAGAGACAAGAATCCTAGATCCAAGTTTCCACGTTTCCTTAACAACTTCTGCCAAGGTAACGGTACGATGCAAAGGCTGGGTCTTAAAAACACAAACTCCCCAAAGGGAAAATTCAATGCGAGAGATCCAGCCAATAGCGACAAAAAGACTCAATACGAGATTAATCATCTTCAAAATCTCTGAGTCCACAATGCTTGGCAAATTTTCCTCAAAGGTGGTCTTGATGTTAGTCAAGGCCTCCCAAGGTAGCGAAGGAATCTTAAATTCCTCAGCAATGGAACGAAAATAAAGCCAAACTCGGCCAACAATATCAAGAGCTTCATCACTCATCTCATAAGCAAGATTGTAAAAATCTTTCTTGCCAACTTGAGATTCGAGCTTAGGCTGTTTCTTGTTGTCCTGGCAACGCTTGGTCTCATCGACCAAAAACTGCTTCTGCTGTGCTGCAATAGCACGCTTCTTAGCAGCGTTGCGCTTGTTTCTCTGCTTCCTAGCCCACTGATCACGACGCTCTCCCTTGCCGGACTGAATGTCCAACAAGGGAAAAACGATGTAATCAAGCCAATAAGCCATAAAATTAAGAAAGAAAGGCATGGTGTAGCATCCAATAAAATACTTAAGATGCGCCATAGTCAATCCTCCTCCAGTAAGGCAAAAGAAGTAGATAACAAACTTGGAAGGTAACTTCCAAGTGAGTCGAGCTCTAAATGGTGTCAAGGGCAAGACAAAAAAGTGGATGACCATAATCCACAAAATAACTTCCTGAAAAGGAAGCTCCCAACTAAATGGGACAACGCCTGTTGTGTTGCTTATGTCATTGTTTCCGCAAATAAAAGAACTATTCATATTTGTAGGGAACAGGCAAATCTCAATAAAGATTCTACATAAAGCTTCAAACAACAAAT